CGTATTCCGCCGGGTCCAAATATTTAAGCTCTTCGTCCGATGCGCTGTCGCACTTTAACCGATCAGATAGCCGAGCTGTACTTTTCACGAAACACATCCACGAATTTGAAAGAACTAAATGAACGCCATCACAGAAATAAAGCCATCCGGCATGGCCGACTTGTCTCCTCAGAACTTTGAGCAAGCCCTGACATTTTCTGAATATCTTGCCAACAGTGAAATGGTGCCAAAAAATTTCCAAGGGAAACCCGGGGATTGCCTGATCGCCATGCAGTGGGGCGCTGAAGTTGGCTTGAAGCCACTGCAAGCCCTGCAAAATATCGCCGTGATAAATGGCCGTCCTGCCTTGTGGGGTGACAGCCTGATCGCACTGGTTCGCGCCAGCCCAGCGTGCCAATACATCCTCGAAGAAGATGACGGCAAGATGGCCACATGCCGGGTCAAGCGCCGGGGTGAACCTGAGCAAGCCCGCACATTCAGCATGGATGACGCCAAGGCCGCAGGCCTGCAAGGCAAACCAGGCCCATGGACGCAATACCCCAAGCGCATGCGCCAGATGCGTGCCCGCGCCTTTGCCTTGCGTGACGTTTTCCCGGATGCTTTGCGCGGCATGCCCGTGGCAGAGGAAGTGATGGACACACCAAAAGACATGGGGAAAGCCGAAGTCGTTGAACCAGCGGCCAGCCCTGCCCTGATCGCCGCCGCCGAATCCGCTGCAGCCAAGGGCATGGCCGGTTATCAGGAATTCTGGAAGACGGCGAGCAGGGAAGATCGAAAACTTCTGGCCGGTGAACATGAGCGCCTGAAAGCCACCGCCGAAGATGTGGACAAGGCCCGCACAGTTGAGCAGCCAGCAGAAAAGGCGGCAGCCGACACAGGAGAAGTCACCGCAGAGCAGGTGCTGGCCAAGATCAATGCAGCCGACAGCGAGTATGCGCTTTACGTGGCCGCCGACTGGATCAACGCCATCACCGACAACGAAGCCGTCAAGTCATTGAACGCCCGCTTTGACGAGCGACTGGCCGAGCTTCGCGGCTGACGATTACGGGCCGAAAGCCACCCGAAAGTGAGAAGTCACACGAGGGCAGGCGAAAGCCGATGAAGTTCCGTCTCTTGCGACAGTAGCCAGATACTGGCAAAGCCCCCGAAGTGGCAAGAGAGACAGGTAGCAAGTAGGCCCACCAACAACCCCAGCCCGCCACCGTGCGGGCTTTTTTCATGGAGAACGACATGAGCAAAGTTGCATTTGCATGGCACACCGAGAATCCGCCCGAGCCCGATGTTTACACCACGCGCCGCAACGAATCCAAGTACCTGACGCTGCGGTATTGGGACGGCGAACGCTGGTTTTCCCTTGATTTTGGGCCGAGCCGTGGTGGCAAACCATTCAAGTGGCCAAAGCCATCACGAACAAAGCGCCCAAGCTGGGCAGTCCGGTGTGAGAAAACTATGTGCTTGAAGAACATCAAGACCGGCCAAGAGTGCATCGAATGGGGGGAGCCCTACAAGGTGTACGACGAAAAAGAAGTGCTGGCCTACCTGATCGAGTCCGGGCGACTGCGTGAAGACTGGCGCGAGGCGTATCAAGAGCCGATGCGTGTTCGCGCCGCCAAGGTGAAAGGCTGTGCAGCATGAACCCCGTTTACATCGAAGTCAGCGCAGGGCGCTGCTATTGGGAAGACGCCACCATCAACGGTGTCGAAGACGATGACGGCAAGCTAACGCCCTTCAAAAAGGGTGATTGCTGGTGCCCTGTGATTCGCCTTGAAGACGGCCAAGTGATGGACTGGCCGACAGGGACGACCGCAGACATTCATTTCAAGGTCTGCGATGGAGGCGAATACTGGCTGCTTGACGAAGCCAAAAAGCGCATTGCCAAGTGGGGAGGCTACTACGTCCCCGATGAAATTCTGTGTCCGGGTGTCAACGGCTACGGTGACTACATCATCATGAAAATCAGCGCCGATGGTGTGGTTCAAAAGTGGTCTAAGCCCGCGATTGAATTTGCCTGCGATTGCGATGGCGAGGATGAAAGCCAACACCGCTGGAAGAAGCTGGTACAGGAAGGCGGTGCAGCATGATCCTCATTCAATGTGAACAAGGGTCGGAGGCTTGGCATAACGCAAGAGCAGGGGTGATCACCGCAAGCATGTTCAAAGTCTGCCGCGAACGTGTGGGTGGCCTGACAGCACAGCAGGCGCTCTATGTCGCCGCCATCCGCGAAGGCAAGAGCCCCGAGGAGGCCGCCGCCGCCGCCGATTACAAGACCAAGCCGCGAATTACCGCAACCGTGCAGCGCGCAATTCACGGCCTGCCCATTGGCGACTTTTCCGATGCCGCCAAGAAATACGCCTTCCGCTTGGCCATTGAGCGAATCAGTGGCAAGCCGCTGGATGAAGGCTTTGAGACATGGCAAATGAAGCGAGGCCACGAACTGGAGCCAAAGGCCCGTGCCCGCCACGAAGAAGAGGCCGGGGTGATCGTGGAGACAGCCGGGTTTGTGACCACCGACGATTTATGCTTTGGAGCCAGCGCTGACGGCCTGATCGGCAACGATGGCGGGTCCGAATATAAGTGCTTGGTGTCGCCCGACAGCCTGATGCCGGTGCTGCTTGACGACGACGTCAGCGAGTACATCGACCAGATTCAAGGGTGTATGTGGATCACTGGCCGAACGTGGTGGCACTTTGGCCTGTACTGCCCCGCCCTTGAGTCCGCCAAGCTGGACCTGTACTGGAAGCACATCGACCGCGACGACGACTACATCGAAGCGATGGAGCGCGACCTGATCGCATTCCGCGCCCTGGTGCTGAAATACGAATCGACGCTTCGCCAAAAAGGCAGCGCCGCCAACCCCGACATGCTGCTCAAAGCGGCCTGAACCCACCCCAACCAACCCGGCCAGCGTGCCGGTTTTTTTGTTTCTGGAGAAACCATGCGAACCAAGCACCGTACAGCTGCGAAAGCCAAGCGCCGCTACCAGGCCGACCCAAGCGTCATCTACCGGGTCATGGGCAAGTTTCAAGACTTCACGCCCGACGAACACCGACAAATCACCCTGCCCCTGCAACTGGCGTTTGAGCGCATCAAAGCCGGTACAGGAACGGATGACGACTTTCACTGCCTTGCCGCAGCCTGCAATGTGTCATTGGTGAGCAGCGAAAAAATCAGCCCGCTGGTCGAGGTGGTTTGCCTGGCCGCCCGTGACGCCATGATGCGCTGCAAAGAGCGCAACGCCAAGACTGGGCGCTGGGGCTTTGATGGTCCTGCCCTGTCAGAGATTGTTGAAATGATCGACATCTACACCCAACTTACCCAGCTTCTCAAGCCGGTCCAACTTCAAAACGCCATGACCGAAGCCCTGCGCCGAGCTCGCACCGGCAATGGCTTACATCAACCCGATTTCCCACTGGTGCACGCAGCATGAGCACAGGATCACATCTTGGCGTCAAGTCCAAAGCCGTCCTCAACTACCTGCGCACCAACGGCCGAACCAACCGGCTCGACTTGGAGCTCTCAATCAGTTCTGGCCCTCTGGAGGGCACCATCCAAAAGCTAAGAAGCTACGGATTCATCACGCGCACAAAAACAGACGTAGACTCCGGCTGCTATCTGATCACCAGACTTGGCCGCGCCGTGCTGGGCGAAGCCTTGGCCATCCCCGCGCCCCGCGAACCGCGCATCTGTAACGCATCCACCACCGGCAATTACCTGCCGGGTGTCCACAACACTTTTCAGGATGTGAGGCGGTTATGAAAATTATTGATTTTTTGGCCGCTGTCGTACTTGCCTGGTCCGTGATCGCGGTCAGCGGCCTGACCGTCAAGCTGCTTGAAAAGCCCAAGGTGCCCAGCCAGTGCCCGGGCCTTATCGCCACCTGGCAAGCCGTGGGCCTGCCCACCTTGAAATTAAATGCCTGGAGTACCTGACATGACAGACACAAAAGACGAAGCATTGAAATTGGCGCTGGAGGCGCTGGAAAACGGCAAGCGTGTCCGTAACGCAGAAGGTGGAACCAAGTATCAGCCCGACCTTGAAGACAAAGCCATCGCTGCCTGTGAGCAAGCCCTTGGGGCACCTGTGCCCCAAGGTTCAATACAGCACCTGAAAACAATGATGGAAGAAAGCGCATGGGAAGGAAGGCTTGAACTGTCTGATGCACTGGCAAACATTGACGAGTTTTATGCCCCACCCGCAGCACCTGTGCAGCCAGCCGTGCCGCTGGAGGATCAAAGAAAACTGCCCGAAAATGCAGCAAGACTCATCATTGAGGCGTGGATAAAAGAGACTTATGGGTCGGGCTACAGCTACAACCTATCCGAGCAGGATGAAGGCACTTCATGGGCGTGGTGGATTGATTCGCACCCATTTGAAGATCCGGACGCAGCAACGGGATTCGATGGCGGCACAAGCTGGATTGACTTTGATGGGAGGATTACAGACTGCAGCAGCATCCCCGACGAGTTCAATGCTCTACTGCAAACCACCCCCCCCGCAGCACCTGTGCAGCAAAAGCCTTTGTTCGCAGGCATTATTGCCAAGCACCCCGGCTTGGCCGAAGAATTGAAAGCAATGGACGCAGAACCAGAGAAAGGCGGTGCGTGATGGGCAAACTCATTGCCAAAGGCGAGGCCGCGCCCGCAACCAAGCAACTCAACAAAGCCTGTAGCGACTGCCCTCTGCGCCGTGACTCGTTGAATGGCTGGCTAGGTGGGAGCACGCCTGGACAGTACGCTCGGCTATGTCACTCAGATGAGGTTGTTGAGTGCCATGTGCATGCTGGAAGTCGGTGTGCTGGATTGGCCATCTACCGCCGGAACACCTGCAAATCGCAACCGGATGAGCACAAACTACCCGCTGACAGGATCGCGATCTTTTCCAACGTGATGGAGTTCATGGCGCATCACAGCGCCGCACCAGAGAAAGGTCAGCCATGACATACGAACAAGCCTTGGAAAAAATTGGATTGAATCCAGACATCCGCCTTCGCCAGATGTTTGAGCTGGGCAGGCTGGCGGCACATATTGTGCAGGAGCCTGTGGCAGAAGTAATTGCTAAGACAAAGCTGGAAAACTCCAGCACTGAATTGACGCCGCGCATCATTGCTTTGACGCTCGATCTGAGCGTTGGGGATAAACTTTACACCACACCACCCGCACAGCCAGCAATCGACCCAACCAACAGAAATAAATCATGAACTTCAAAAATTTTGCATACGCCACATGCGCCGCACTTTTGCTTGCAACCGCATCTGCGGCGCAACCAATCACAACAACCCAGCACAAATATTATGTTTTTTCCAACAAAGTGACCGGGATCACGTTTGTGAACCTGTCATACATGCTCAATGATGATGGCGGTCGGCGTCAGCTTATCCGCATGGCCGACGAGAATGACGTTGAATTTGCCGATCCAATCGCCCGCATCAAGTCCTGCTTCAATAGAACTCTTGGCGTCCTGAATGACCCTACATCTGCGCTGATTGATCTGCTTGCGTTTCCAGCCTCCGACAAAAGCTCAGGGGGCACCGCAACCGGGTCTGTGCGTGCCAAAAATGCCTTTGGCGGAATGGTAAGAAAAGGAGTTTTGTGTGACTTTAAGGGCGTGCCGGTTTCGATATTTTAATTCTACTCAAACAACAAAAGAGCCTGAGTCGTTAATCATCCTTACTGCCGAAATGTCAAGTATCGGGCTGGCAAATACAGTTAAAGATGTTCCTGCCGGAAGCGGACCGAGAGATAGACTTGTGCCCCAAACATCCACAGATCCGCCAGCACCTCCATAGCTCACCGTTACTGCAGCGCCACGGCAATTGTCCAACTCCCACCTCACATAAACTTCGTTCGTGCACGAGTCTCTATCAACTGAAAGAGTTTGCACCTTGGCAATGAGGTTTTCACCGCTATCGACAATTTCCTCGGGCGTGCCTCCTTCTTCGTAGGCCCACATTTCTTTTCTTTCGTCTGCGCACGTTATTTTTACGTTCCGCCCGTCGTTAAGTTCAACGGAAACCACCCGCATGCGTTTTCCGTATTGGGCGGCTACGCTCAAGTACACAACCCAATCTTCAGGCACTGCATCAGGAAAGTCGCTGAAGTTGATAGGCTCCCATCCGCCTAGAAGCGTCAGATTGTGCGTCTCAGTTGCTGGCATTGCAGCCAGTCCGGTCATTAGGCTGCCATCTGGGTAAATCACCATAACGTCAAACTTTGTACCCGGAAGTGGCTCTATGCGCCTCACAAGACTCAAATTCGATCCTGAAGTGCCATCACCAACACGGGAGCTGTACGCCCAATCAGTCATGTCGCAAGTAAGGTAAATTACATCGCCTCTGACAATGGGCAGGCCCTCTTGTGCTGTCTCGAAAGAAACCCTTCTGCGTTGATAGAACTGCCGCGCAGCAAGCAAATTAACCTCGCGCTGCGCCTGATCTTTGTACTTGCACCCCCAGAGATTTATGTTTGTTTCGATGTTCGGCAGCACAACGCCAGGCACAGTCTTTCGTACTTCATCATCTTTCCATTCGTCATCTGGATTTGTAAAACTTGCCACGATTTCATCAGGCGAGTTTTGGCCGATGTAGCTGATTTTTAAGCTTCCAGCGATAATTGAGTGAGAACCAAAGGCAGCTATTTCTGCGGAGTCCGGGTCTTCCCAGACAACCCCAAGTTTTCCAACTTGCCAAGTCGGCGAACCACGTCCAATGCGGGCGATTCTTGCCAGCACGTCACCAACATTTGTCTGATCTTTCAAAACCGCGTTGAAGCGCAAATTGTAAAAGGTGCAAAAATCATCCCATGCCGAAATCGCCTCAAGGTCAATACGGCTTGTGCGCAACCCAGCGCCAAACATGCGCGGTCCGTCCGCTTTCTCTGGCCCAACACACCAGCCATTGCCGTCCAGCGGGTAGCCAGGATCAGAAGCCGAGCGCCGGAATCCGCCCATGGCGTAGTAAAGATACCACCAGGCAGGACTTTCTGTGTTTTTCCACTCCCATCCAGTCGAACCAACTGGCACGGTCGGCGGCGAAGAAGTTCCGCCCGTCCAAACCCAACACTTGCTTTTGCAATAGGCGTTGACGTTGTTGATGGTTCCATTGATCTGACCTCCGGCTCGAACGGCAATAGCAAGGCGGTTTTGAGCCGGGTGCTGCGCGAATGGATTTTCTGTTTCGTCTGGCTCAGGCCGGAAAAATTTTACTTGGGACAACTCAAAATCTTGAGTCAAACGAGCGTCCTCGGTGTCCGGGGTAATCTTTTGAACCCGAACCTCATACTGAAACCCCAAGGCTACCGGCCATCCTTTTGTTTCTCGCACGGGGAATGCGTCGGCATTGATGAAGAGCAGCTCTGCAACCTGAATCCACGAACCGCCCTCTGGCCTGTACTGGACATTGAATCTGCACTGAGCATTTTCGGGGCCATTCTGACCGCTGTAGTAAAGCCTTCCAACGATGTCAACCTGTATATATTCACAGTTCCTTCCAAAGTAGTCACGCTTTACCCATCCAGAGTCCGAGACTGCGCTGTTCTGGCGAAGCTCTCCTCCTTGGACGGTTATCACATTCAGCCGCCAACTTTCGGGGCCATATGGTGGATTTGGGTGGGCGTTGTCTGCGCCAATAACTGTTTTGTCTGGCTCAAACGTGGCGTAGCTTGTTGTGACGCCTCGATACTGCGTGATTTTTGTTTGGCCAAAACGTACATCTTCAATTTCCAAGTCTCCAAGACCAAAGTTAAAGGACTGCGTAAGTTCCTGGGTTGTTTCTGGGACGCTTGTGGTGGTGCTGTTGCCAATTACCCATGTTGTAGCTTCAATAAAAGGCTTCCAGTCAGATGACCAAGAATTTGAGTAAAGCTGCGTGACTGGATCGTATGTCAATGTTACCCGTGGATCACTTGTGCTGTTGATCCAAACATAATTGCCGGTTTCAAAAGTCCCAGACTCAGTTTCTTTCCATGGAGTTAGAGAGTCAAAGTAACTGAAGCCGTTTTCTGGATACTCGGCAAAAGCAAGTTCACCGGTATCGAAGTAGCCTTGTGCATTTATGCCGCGAACGGTAACTCTGACTTCTGATTCGCCTATGGATGTTTGGTTCCTGGTGTTTTCTGGGTCCTCAACAAATTGACTCCATGGGCGTGAATCCAAGTCGGGCGAAAATCGAACGTTGCCCATCAGCAAGGGCAAAGGCTGATAGCCGCGCACCGAGTTGTTCGCACTGCTAACTGAGTAAGCATTTGGAACATCAGCGCCAAGAGACCCGCCGCCTGAAAAGTCAGGCAGGTCTGGGGCAAATACTGAACTAACCAACATGTTGACGGCAACTGTTGTCGCAACGCTAACAATGAACGAGGCTACTGCCAATTCATACCCTGCGAATAATCCAGCATCAAGCAGGAAAAATGCCAAACCTCCGGTGGCGTCGGCGGCGTCTCTGTGCAAAGATACGACCGCGCCGTCGCGCAAAACAAGCACATCTTCTGCGGTCACCTCTGCGCCGTCGACAAAAGCTTTTACCGGTTCGCACGCCACGCCCATGGATAGCTTCAACTGGCCTAATGTCGGTGATTCTGGCAACAAAACAGTCTTGCGTCTGCATCCTTCTCGCGTCAGTGGATTTGGGAAGTGCCAAACTTCAATTTTTTGCATTGTAAAAACCTTCAATCTTCATCAGCCTTCTTATCATTCGCAGCGGCTGTAAAACGCTTGAGCCATGGCTTGATGTGTTGTGCAAGATGTGCGGCTCTGGCAGGCTCGCGACGAGCACCCCAACGTGCATGACAGCGGCTCCGGGCTTCAGCAAAACCACCAAGCCATCTTCCAATGGTTCGCCGTCCTCTACGCGCTTGGCGTATTCATCCCTGCTTTCAAAAACGGTAGAGCAAATACGCTCGTGCTCATGCAAAGCCGGGAGCTTTTTTTCGATCCCAAATTCTTCGCGCAAAACTCGCGCAACGAAATCCAGGCAGTTGCCTTGTGAGTAAGGTATTCCCACCCATTTTTTTGACCAGTTTTTTTTCATTATCAAAAAAGCGACGGCTTGGTGGATGGCCTGTATGTTAGAGGTGTACTGGGCCTGTCTAGCACATTGTCGTAACTCAGTGCGCATGAAAATGACTTTTGATCAACGCTTATGTCCTGGGCGTCCATTGTGTATTCTTGCTCAATGATGTTGGGCCTCGACCTGTACACCTGCATGATACGAATTTGAGCTCCACGCAATCCGTGCGTATCTTCGACGATCCGCATCAATGACCGACCCACATTGTCAATTGTGATTCGTGCCGAAGGGTGTGATCCCTCATCGTCGCTTGGAAGCTCAAGCGCTGCTCCAATGGGCATGTATGTGTCTCCATTGCTCACAATCGGAACAGTGTCAACGACCATGCAAACAGGATTAGATAGCCCGGTGTGGATGAGTTGCAACAAGACAACCCATGTGTCAGTTGGCGACAAAAGGCGTTGCTGTTGTTTGGCGTGTGCCGAATAGTTAAGCATCAGTACCAACTTTCAATTTCACAGTCTGCCGTCCAAATGTTGGCCGAACCTTCCCGAACTTGACTCATAGGCTTAAATGTTACATTTCCATTTACAAAGCGTGCACGCAATTCACGTCCCTCCACCGGGTCTTTGTAAAGCCACCATAGTGCCCCATTTCGCAGGCTGTCGCGCATCCAGCATTTAAAGTCTCTTACGTCTTCAACTGTGCAAATCCGCATCTTTGCGCTTCGCACAACGCGACGCCTTGTTATCTTTGCATCTTGCCTGACATAGCCGTCTTCAAATTCTGATCGGTGCATTGCCGGCGCAAGAGACTCCGAGTATCCCTCCAAAACAATGGTTGCGTAGCTCGGTAATGATTGAATGGCCATGCTGTGATTATCTCCGAGCCTTTGTTGCGCTGCTCATTGATCTATAAACAGGGCCATTGTTTTTTATGTCCTCGAGCAAAACAGAAACCACTAAGTTTTTTCCGTCGAAGCCACTTGTTGAGGTGGCGCTTTTGGCCGAACCTTCATTCTTTACGTTAACCTGAACGGGGAATGACATCCCCGAGCTTTGCGATTGAGTCGGGCTTGATCCCTGCGCGGTGGTGCTGACA